GGTCAAACTACTACTATACTAGCACCAGATGGTTCTGTAACTATTTGTCAGGTTGGCTCTAATGGTATTGTAATTTGTGTCTAATCATCCATAGGTGTTAGTTCACCATAGATAGCTAGTTCTTCACCACTTATTTCTATCATGCTATCGTCATCTAATGTGATGACTATAGTGCTATCGCCATGCAATGCTTCACAAGATACAATCACTCTGCCTAACATGTGATTACAGATAATTTCTACTTCTGACCGTTGCATAATTGTCCTATATATTTACTAAAGAGTCTTTGGCAATCTTTTCTGATTTAACAGACCTTGCCCACGACCCACAATTTTGACATTGATAGCGTTGATAAATAGCAGTCCTACTTCTTTGTGTACCACGAGCTTGTAATTTGCGTGAAGCACAATTAGGACAACAAACGTCAACAGAGTATGCGTTATGATTTGGATGTTGTTTAATCCAACCTTTGAATTTATCGTAGACTTTTTCTAAAAGAATAACGTCATTCTTATTATATTCTTCCATAACTTTCCATGCTTTACGGTCATCATTCATACACTTGACCCATAAAGCATGACCTTCATGTTCTGTCTTGCTACCTAATCCAAGAGCCTGTGATACATAATCTAGTTTGTTAGAAACAAACCTAAACTGTCTACGAGCTACTTGCAATAAATCTATCTGTTTGGAGGGTGCTGGAGGTGGCATACCAGAGAGTAAAAACTCTTTGTGTAGTATGGGTATGTCAAACCTAGAACCGTTGTAGTGAACAATGGCATCAGCTTCGTCAAGAAGTTTATGCACAGAGTCTAGCATCTTTTGTTTGCCAGATTTTTGAATAGAGTCAAACATAATTTTAGATTCACCGTACCACTTGGCTGCATAGCAAAGAGTGTAAGATGATTCTAGTAATTGGTTTATAGAGATGTTCTGGTCAAAGATACCCCAGACATGAGCAGTATTTGGTGCTACTTCTATATCAATAAGTAATATTTTCATAGTAGTCTCTAGTGTTGAGATACTTGATTATATACCTAAAAACAATTTACGTTCATCTAATCTTCTGTTTTGTAAACCTTTTAATATCTTGCCACCAGCTCTACAATACTTCATTAGCGATTCCATAGCCGCTTCTTTATCGCCACGTAACAACGCTTGACGGATGGTGCTTCGTTGAAAGCAACCAAGACCAAGATTAAAGCAGAAAGATAAGATAGCGTCAAACTCGTGTTGTCTAAGAGGCACGTTAGGTAGCATCTTAGATACTCCCAACTCAAAACGGTTGAGGTCTCGTTTAAGAAGTCCATCTACTTCAGCCTGTGTAAAAGTTTTGTTCCACTCTCTAGGCAAAGACTTACCATCACCGATAAGATGACCAACACCCACAGTCCACAGACCAGCAGGGCAAGTATAAGGCTTGTACCTAACACCCTCATGATGTTTAAGAAGTTGTATGCAAACATTAGACGCCTTCACGTTTCTTTTCCCAAGTCCTAGAGCCAAAGTAAAAGCCAATAATAGATGCAGTAATAGCCATTTCTTCGGAACCAAATACTTCTTGAGAAGCTATAACAAAGTCTACACCTGACCACATAGCCCAAGCTAATGAAATAAGGTTAATAATAACTAACTCACCTACAAAGATAAAAGCTACTACAGGTCTTACCATAGCGTTCCAGTTTTTAACTGTTTTACTTGCACCATCAACTAACTTCTTGTCATGGTCATATAATGCTACACGTTCTTCTGCGTATGTTTGTGCTTCTATTTGGTCTAGCTTAATTGCTTCAATTTTTTCTTGAGATACGAAACCAGCTTTTGCAAGTTCAAGTTCACGTTCTGTTTGAAGTTTAGCCATTTCTCGTTCATGCTTTTGGTCACCTTTTTGTTGAAAGAATGATAGTAAGCTAGGAAGTCCACTTGTAGCAAAACCTAGTATTCCAGATAATATAGATAACATTATTTACCTTTCCTTTGCATATCGTGTTCTTCTAGTATGCGAATACGAACATTTAATTCTGATATTTGTTGCCTTAATTCTTCTTTAAGTTTACCTCTGTGTTCTGCTGATATTGGACTATCTGTAGGCACACCTTGTTCTGTAATAAGAATAGGCATTTTAGATTTGATGTTGATTAGGTCAGCTTGAATAGCAGTCATTGCTGTAAGTAACCAAGCTATTGCTGAGACAATAACTGGAAACAACATGCTTGTTATTTTTTCCATGTTCATTATAGTTCCTTAGGGTCAAAGCCATACATCTTGGCTACACGCTTTTGTAGTTTTAAGAATAAACCTTTATGACTGGCGTAATCATCTGTTTTTGGTGATGCGGTATATACAGCCATGTGGATAATCTCATGGCATAAAGTCATTAATACAGGATAGAGATGAGAATGACGTGCAGTAGATATAGTTATAACATGAGGTTCACCTTGTTCTGGTGGTTCATATTGTCCACATATACTAGCATCATTTACAATTACAAAATCAACTCGTGAAGCAGGAGGCAATTTGTATTCATCAAATATTGGCATGTCAATTAGAGCACTATATAGTCCAGCTATACTGTTCTCTGTAATAAATGTCATTTTGTAAAGTGTGTTAATAAAAATACAATAACGAAACCTGCTGTACCTAATAAGATTTGCTCTAGGCGTTTGAGTCTTGCGTTTATTTGCTCATAACGTAACGCACATACTTCTTCATGCGTTGTTAAACGTGATTCTACGTCTGTCTTGACCATTACAATTCCTTATTCTTGATTATTGAGTAAGCCTTGATATGGCACAAATGGTGCTGTTCTTGGCGTATATTGTGGAGTAGCAAGCATTTGTTGAGCTTGTGGTGTCATTAAACCATATCTAGCACCAATTCTTGCAGGAGCTAAAAGAGACAATGCAGGCACACCTGTAAGTAAGTCAACGACACCTCCAGCACCAGCACCATAAAAATCTAATACTGAAAATGGAGCAGGAGCTTCTGCAACTACTTTTGTTGTCTTTGGAAATGCCTTAGCATACTTACCTACCAATGCTAATTCATCTGTAATAGGCACACCTTGGTCTAATTGTTTAGCTATCTTTCTAGCGTCTACAACTCCTGTTTGTGGATTGAGTGCTTTTTCTACTGTAAATGTTTTAGCTATGTATCTTCTTGCATTTCTAAATTGGTCAATTAATTCTGGCTGACCTAACTTAACAACATGGTTTTCAATTGCTTTTTCTAGCTTATCTGCTTCAGCTAAATATCTATTACCACGTGCTACTTCTTTAGGGTTAGGCTTCATAATGTTAGTACCTGAACGCAAATAAGCACTACCATCACTACGTAACTCTTTTAATCTTTGAATAGCTGTTGCAGCATCCATACTATAAGTATCCGGTATGTCTTGCATAAGTGCATTTTTACCACCTGTTACTTTATTAACACCTGTAACAATATTAGAGAATGGATTTTTATTTCCAAAGCTAATAGTGCCTGTTTCAGCAATTGCTTCATAAGCAGGATATACAGATGTTCTAGCATTATCTAAAACTTCTGTTGTTAATGGTGCGTCTTCAGGTAAGTCTAAATATCGTTTAGTTAGATTGTTTGTAACTTGTTGGTTTCTAGCACTAGCCAATTCTTCTGTTTTAAATTTACCAGAAACACCTTCTAAGAAACGACCTGTTTTTGTACCACCTACATCTGTAGGTAATGCAACATAACCAGCATCTCTACCTAGTTTTAATGTTTCATCTCTATTAGCGTTTTGTAATTGTTGAGTAGATGGTCCAATAGCTTTAGGTCTAACAAATTTAGCACCAGCAAGACCGCCACCTAAGCCAGCTAAAGTTTGAGCAACTGCACCACCACCTAATTCTTGTGTTGCTGCTTGTCCTAATCCACCACCTGTAGCTGCTGCAAATTGCGTAGGTGCATTGGCTGTAAATGCTTGTTGAATAGTTTGACCTAATTGTGATGTTGGTCTAGCTAATTGTCCAAGACCTGCTGTGCCTAATGTACTTGCTAAAGCTCGTGATGGACCTGCTACCATTCTTTCTAAACCTGTTGCTGGCTTAGGTAAGTTTAAAGTATCTGCAAGTGGTCTTGCTTGTAAACTTTCAGGCAATATCATATTTAATGCACCACGAACAGGGGATGCTAATACGTCAGCAGCTTCTGTTAAGTAACGACCAGTTAAACCTACTTGTCTTTGTAGTCTGTCAGCCACAGGAGGCAATGGTGCTGTTTTTTTAACACTTAAATAAGCATCAGGGTCAAAACTTTGCGTAGCACCTAAATATTCATCAGGATTAAATTCTGCCATGTTAGAGTCCTAATCTTTGTTTGATTTGAGCTGCTCTTGGGTCTGTAGCATTAGAGTTAGCCCAGTCTAAAGCCTGTTTATCTTGTGCAGATAATTCTTTAGCTTTTGGTGCAACTTGACCGCCACCTTCTTTTGTCATACGCAATACGTCTTGTTCTGCTTGCGCCCTAGCACGTTCTTTTTGTGCAATAATACTTGGGTCAGTTTCACCAAGTCTAGGAAAGAATGTTTCTACGTTTTTTCTAATTTCATCTTTAGTTGCAGCAGCACCTGTTTTAATACGTAAGAATGATTCTGACCATTGCTCTTGAATTTGTCTTGCACGTTGAGCTTGTGGTCCAGCTAAAACTCTTAATGGGGTTCCTGCTAAATTAACTGCTGCTTGTGATACACTACTTGATGGATTAAAACCTTCTTGTTGTAGTCTTTTTAGTTCATCACTTGCACTTGTCATTTGACTAAAGAATGTTGCTGCTTTAGCTTGTGACTCTGTTGCCGCTTTTTCTTGTTTAGGTTTAATTTGTGGGTTAGTCACAATATTACCGCTTATGTCTTTAATAGGTAATCCTGGGACTTTTGGTACAAATATCCAATTACCATTAACATCTTGTTGAGCTGCTTCATAATTTTGAGTAGCTTTAATAGTGTCTTGTTTTGGTTGTAAATCTTCAAAGCTACCTGACTTTTGAAATGCTGCTAATGATTTAGGTGTGTAGTCAGATGTATTAATTTTACCAAATGGGCTTTCACTCCTAACAGCTTCTTGTGTTGGTCTTAATACACTATAATCTTTATTGCCTGATTGTTGAAATGCTTTAATAGATTCAGGAGTAAATTTAGTAATATCTAAATTTCCAAATGGGTCATTTCTACCTGCTAGTAATTGTTGTCTATATAAGTTATTTAATGCAGTATCTACTGTTCCTTGAGATGCACCCATGCCACCAATATATGCTTTAGCTAAATAAGGTAAAGCAGACCCAGCATTTAAGTTTTTAGGAGTAGCAAGATAGTTAGCGACAGTTCCTAATGTTCCAGATAATAACGCTTGGTTTCTTAATTTTTCTTCTTGAGCAGGGTCTAAAATACCTGTAGGAATAGATGTACCAAATACATTCATTCCATTAAATAAGTTTCCTAAACCACTATTTGTATCAAATAATGCCATTTTGTTATCCTATCATGTAAGGGTATTTTTTACGTTGAACCATTGACACTAGACTTGGGTCTAGTTGGGCTGATGTATTATATTGCGTTGGAATTGGAGATGGTGCTTGTATAGCTCTTTGTGGTGGTGCGCCCTCTAAACTGTTCATAAGCATATTGCCACCTGTTCTAGCTAAGAATGGGTTTTGTGATGCAAAGTTTTCTATGGGAGCTGTAAATCCTTTTACTGCACCTAAAGTTTTGTCTAGTCCTGATAATGGCGCTCCAAGACCACTAGATAATGTTCTAGCAGCTGCATTTCCAGATATTAAATTAGCACCGCCAATTTCACCCATGACACTACCTGTAGCACCTACTGCTGGAGTAGCACTAGAAGTTAAATTAGATATAAAACCACCTGGTTGTAATCCACCAAATATACCACCACCTGCACCGCCTAGTAATGCACCTGTAAGAGGGCTTTTACCAGATAATACACTTAATCCTGCGCCTAATCCTGCGCCTATTGTAATTGGGTCACTCATTTTGCACCTTTCATTTTACCTGTTAGATAGCAAAGTGGTTCTAAGATAGAACGATAGATACGACCTAATGTATCACGTTTGCCATTACGCATTTCTTTATATACATCTGCTGTACGGTGTCTAGCAATATGTTCAAGTGATTTACGAACTACTTTGTTTAAGAAGCCATCTTTCTTAGCAAACGCTACTAATGGTAAGAATATTGTGTGATATCCTTTTTCAATAGTTTTTGCATTAGGCATTTTTTCAGATTGTAATAACCATACACGATTACGGAATGGTGAAGTACCATAAAATTCATTCATCATACTGCATACAATCTTACCACCACCGCCGCCTTGTGTAGTGGTTGTTTGACCACCAGCACCAGGAACGCCATAGACTGAGCCCAAGTAAGCAGCAAGTTTTTGATATGGTGCATTTTGTTGGAAGTTAAATCTAGCAACATCACCTTCAAGTGCATTTTGTTGATAACCTTCACCCATTTGACCAGCTTGTAATAGTTGGTTAATATCAAAGTAATCAGCTTGAGCTAGTCCAGGAGCATTCATAGCAGCAGCTTCTTGTCTAGCACGTTCAGCACCATAGTTACTATAGGCTAATTGACCTGCTTGGTTTGTAAGAGCATTTGCTAATTGACCACCAGCACGTTGTTGTTGTTCTTGTAGTGCGTTAGAACCATAGCGACCACCTCTAGCAGCACCTGATGTAGCTTGATTAATTGCATCATAGTATTGTTGTGTAGATGCTTGTGCAGCACCTTGTAATGCTTGGTTAAAATATGGATTGTTTTGTAAATATTGACCACCAATAACATTTTGTTGTTGTTGTTGAGCAGCAGGCAATAGTGGATTACCCATTAATGCTCTGTTTTGACTTGCTTGGAGTGCAGCTTGTGTTTGAGCAGATGGGTCAATCCATGTTTGACCTGGATAGTATTGTGGGTTTTGAGTTTGATAAAGCGTTTGAGCTTCATTTAAACCATACGTAACATAAGGTTTCATCCATGCAGGGATAGATGTAGTTTGTGTTTGCCCACCACCACCGCCACCTTTACCACCACCACCGTAGAAGGTAAATCCTTCAACTAAATTATTTAACCAATTGTGTAAACCAATCATACTGCCTCCAAAGGTAATTCATAAAATATAAACTTAATTTTGTAACCGTCATTCTCAAATACTTTACCCCATCCTTTACGACCATAAGACTCTATTGTTTTGCAGTCTGACTCTTTAGCAAATTGTCTTAATACGTCTAACATTGCTTGCTTCCATTTAGGTAGTTCTTTACCACCTGTGAAGTGCATCATTAGGGTTTTCATTTGAGGATAAGTAATAACTTCTGTAACTACACAACCGTAAATAGTTGTGTCTTCAAAGGCTATCCATAACTGCTGGTCACCTTTTAATAATCTTTCTTTAATATCTTCTAGGGTATATCTGCCATGTGTATATTTTGCAGCACCGTCTAAATACTCGTTTATAGCGTTAAAACATAATGGGTAATGGTCTAATGGCACTAATGATACGTTCATAGCTTATAGACCCATTGTGAAGGTTTAAAGCCTATTTTGGGAGCTATTCTGTCCCATCCTTTTCTAGGTGAGATAAAGGTAATTTCAGATAAACCTTGTTCTTTTGCTAGTGCTTTAACAGCTTCTAAACCGTCTACTAATACGTCATTTTTATTGTTATAAGCTGCCCAAATATGTAGTTTATCGCCTAGTGTTTGAGTGATGATATATCCGGTAAAGTATTTATCTTCTATCGTTAAATAGAGGTTAGCTCTACCTTCTTTTAAGTCACAATAAGCATCTTCTACAATCCATGTAGAACGCTTTGCCATGTCTTCTAAACTTGGTTTTATTTGACTCCAAACTTGACGTAAATCTGTTGGATGTATGTACTTTAATTGCATTAAGCTACTATAATATATCCGTATGTTTTATCTGCTGTACTGTTTGCAAAATGTTTAAGTGTTGCACTACCTTTAGTTCTAGCACTTACATATACATTAGTAGATGCTGAAGTTGATACATAACTCATTGTAGTAATAACGCTTGGTGTAGCTGGTCTTGTTGGACTTGTACCTGCGTCATAATGTTCTATAGACACACCAGTATCAGATACTTTCCACATAAGTTCAACATAGTCACCTGCTACTAATTCTACATAAAAGTTTAATGCACCAATAATATGACTTGGGTCACCAGCAGCTTTTCTTGCTGATAAACCAAATCTACTGTTTGATGCTGAAATATCTGTGCCATTTTTTCTAAACCAAACTTCTGCGTCTTGAGAATCGTTAGTTGTATTCTTAAACTGTATAGAAAACTCTAAATTATAAAGACCACTATTTCTTACATTAAGCCTAGAACTATTTGACAAATAAACACCATTAGAAAAGTCAGTAGTGTTAAATGTAATTGCATAAGCTGCTGTTGTTGATGCTGCAGTTTGGTCTGTTGAATCTTGAAACGCACCATAAGGAACAGTATCACTACCAGCAGCAGCACTAATAGGTGTTAGTAATATTATACTATTATAACCTATACGTTCATCATATATCGTAGTAGTTGTAGCATTTCCTGTAGCTAAAGTAATCTCGCCAGTATTGTTGCTTTTACCTTCTACAAGGTTATTTACTACTTCTGAAATTTCACGAGGTTCTGAACCAGAAGGATTAAGTTTCCTATATTGTGAATTAACAACTGTCATCTTGTGCCTTGTTGAGCAATATCTAAATCAATCGCAATAGCATTAGACCATTGGTCACCAGTAGGTATTACAGATAAACGGTGATATTTTCCGCTACTACGCAATGATACTCTATTTTCACTTGAAGCCGGTGTATAATCTCCAAGTTCAGGCGTTTCATTTAATAACATTCTTGATGCAATTGCTACGCTAGCTGAACCATTATCTACAATAGGTCTTGCAAGTGTGACTACAGATGTAGATTCAGAACCAATATCTCCTGTTTCAATTTGAGCAGTAGCATTAGCACCAGTAAATGTAATAATTTTATCATCACGCACACCAGCAAATAACAACTTGCCACCAGCCCATAGTCCAGAATCTAATGATGATGTTAAATTAACAGAACCATCTGTATTATCCATAGCACGACCAGCAGCTCTTGACGCTTCTAAATCAACCGCAGTACCAGTCCCTGAACCTATGCCAGTTGCGGTAAACTTAACACCTACTTTGCTTTCAGCAGCACCAATAGATACAAAGTTTGTACTTCCAACTGCTGTAATTGTGTAAGACTTTGTTGCAACAAATGAACCTGCTGTAACATTATAATTTGAATCTAAACCTTCTAATGTAGTACCAGCAGATGCAGTATTAGCAATGTAATCTACATCAGTTTCAGCATAAGACCATTTATTAATTTGCCAGTTGTAAATCAATAATGAGTTACCACCAAAAATATTAATGAAATTCCATACTACAATTTTACGAACAGGGTCAACGGATGCTGACATTTTGGAAAATAATGCAGGGTTAGCATTACTGTAAAACCATTTATCTACTTTTTGCGTACCAATTGGAGTAATTGTAGAACCATCACATGAGTAAAAGCCATCATCACCTAAGAAATAAGTAATGTTTGCATATTGTGTAACTGAATTGCCTTCTATACATCCAATACCACGAGCAATTGTATCAAATTGAAAGAAGAATGGTGAGCCAGAATATGACATACGAACAATAGCACGTTCAAGCAATACTAGACCAAATTCACCACCAGTTATGTTTTGTATGTTACCGCCATCTGGGAGGTCTTGATAGTCAGATTGAGATGTAGCACCACTTATCCAGTCTGTTTCATCATTAATATCAGACCATTGAACACGTGATGGATATGTACCTGTACCAATATTAGCTGATACTACAAAGTCACGAACTGCTGTAATGTATTTAGCTACAGGAGCATTTGGAGATACGTCACCAAAGTATGAACTTGTGCCTAATGTAAATGATTGAATTTTATTTTCATTGTTAGCAGCTAATATTGTGTTGCCAAACTGAATAAAGTTCCATTTGTCAATAGTGGAATAACCTACTGCAATGACTGTACCTGTTGCACTTACGCTTGCAATGCCTTTATATACAGTTCCAGTTGCAGCAACACTTGCTATATTTGTATTAGTTAGAGCATAAGAAAATGTATTAGTTGTTACAGCAGTAATTGTATAGTTTCCATCAAAAGTATTATTACTACAATCTACTGTTACATAATCACCTATAGAATATCCATGTGCAGCAGATGTAATTGTAGCTACGTTAGAAGTAAGCTCTACGTTTGTAATAGTTTTTGCTGTTGAATATGTGTTAGCGTAAGTAAATGTAGTTGTTGTAGGTGTACTTGTAATTACATAAGTACCATCAAAAGTGTTATTACTTGCATCTACTGTAACTGAATCACCTGTGCTATAACCATGTGCTAAAGAAGTTGTAATGGTTGCTACGTTAGATGTTAATGCTACGTTTGTAATTGTGCGTGCTATGCTTTTAGATACATCATCCATACTTAAATCAGATGAATCAAACTTAAATAGTTTAGATGAGCCACCAGCAAAGATAGTAGTAGTTGAGCTAAAGCGACCAGCAAAAACATTATTAAGGTTTTCACTTGCACTTGCAGAATAATTGACAGCAGTTGGAATTGGAATATAACCTACTGTTGCAGGAATTACATTTTGAGCAATAGAAAGATTTTGAACAACCCCAGGCTGGTCAGGTGTCCACTCTGTAAATGTAATACGTTGAGTAGCCATTTTTATCCTTATCTAAATATAACTACAGAGTTATATGCATTATCTTGATATGTATTTCCTGTAGCATCACTAGCTTGAACAGCAGCAGCACCAGCAATAAAATCTGAAGGACTAATTGTTGAATTTGAACTAGAGTCAAATCCAGAATTTCCTGCATTTCCAGTTAATATATAATTAGCATCAGGCATTGTAATTGCAAAATTAACAATATATCTACCAGTTGCAACGTAGCTAACAGAATTAACATTTAATGCAGTTAAGATAGTTCTGCGAGGTAATTCAACAGTACCTGCTGCCGTTAATGATGTTCCTGCTGTATATGTAAATGTATTGGCATCTGCTACAGAAGTTATTGTATAAGTTCCGTCAATACCTGTTCCACTTGTAATATTTACATAAATTCTATTTCCTGTAACAAGACCATGACTTGTTAAAGTAACAGTTACAGTAGTTCCTGATTGTATATAAGTTCCAGTTACTGCTGCTGATGAATCTGCATTAAATGATACCATTGCACGAGCAGAATAAGATGGAGCTGAACCTGTAGCTGTGGATAATGCTGCTGGTGTATATGTACCACTTACCCATGTATTAGTTGTAGCTGTTCCATCACCTGTGCCTACACCTGTAGCTGTAAATACAACACCAACGGTATTAGATGCAGCACCAATTAAAGTATAGTTTGTAGTTCCAACTGTAAGAATAGTGTATTCAGTTCCAACCGCAAAAGAACCTGCTGTAACTGTTGAAGCTGTACTTGATGTTAAAACATTTCCTGTTGTTCCTGCTGGGATAACAGACGGAGATGAAGTACCATTGCCAACTAAAAGATTATTAGCTTTTAATGTAGCTGCTCCTGTACCGCCATTAACTACAGATAAAATTCCACTAGCATTAGCCATCTTAATGTTAGATGAGCTTACTACAGAACCAGTATCTGCTATTGAAGAAATATTTGATGCTGTTTTAGCATAAGTAAATGTAGTAGATGTAGGTACGCTTACAATAGTGTATGTACCATTCACAGTAGTTTGTGTTGTAGCTGTTACTGTAACGCTATCATTTGTTAAATATCCATGAGCAGCAGATGTAGTAATTGTTACTACATTGGATGTTATAGCTACATTAGATATTGTGCGTGTTACTTGCACGCCAGTACCACCTTGAGCAACTGATAATGGTGTTGTTAGACCAGTTAATGATGTAATGTCACTATTAGCACCTGATTTAGCAGCACTTAAATTAGTACGAGCATCTGTAGCAGTTTCACCACCAGTACCACCTGAAGCAATAGCTAAAGCCTGACCAGTTTCAGAACCAGTTTGCCAATCCTTTAAATCTGACATTAATTCACGAATAGCATTATTAATGCCTGAAGGTGAACATCCTTCTGCAATATCAATATTGTTAATGTCTGTGTTGTTAGCTGGGGTTGCTGAATATTCACTAATTTTATTCTTTGCCATCTTTTATCCTTGTCTTAACCATTGTTCGTTACTTG